GTGGAACCCTCCGACATCGAAGACACCAGCGACTGGCTGGGTTGTCCCACCGAGCTTCAAACCTGCCGTCACTTTCTGCGCATGGCCGAGAACGAAGTCCTTGAGCTGACCCTGCAAATGCGCAAGGCCAGAGAGGACATCTTCGGCCTGGTGCAAATGCATGCCGACGTATCCACGGAGCGTGACCACCTACGAACAGAGCTGAACCGCCTTAAAGAAGAGCATTCTGAGCTATCCAGTAAGGCTTACAGCCTCCAGCTAATAGCCGACCAGCGGGATCATCTTTTTAGAGAAAACCAGAATCTGCTCAGGGAGAAGAGGGAGCGGCAATAGCCTTCACGTAGGCTTGGCAGGCCTTCAGCGCAATCAATCCTTGGTCGCCGGCGTCAGTGATGGCGATAATTCGTTGAGCATGCGCTGGGTCAAGTCGGGCGCGCGTTCCTCCATGAACCACGCCGCCGGCTTCGGCACCGGCTGGCACTGAACAGCCACCGGCTGAATCCGTTGCGTCGAGAAGGACTGACAGCCGGAGCTCAGCACTAGCAAGGCTGTCACGCACGCGATTCTGTTTCGTTTGAGCATCGCTCAGTTCCTTGTGGTGGGTTTGGTCACTTACTGACAGACGCTGCTCGAGCGCCAGGCGCTTGTCTTGATCGGCACGCACCTGGGCGGCGGCCGCGTTGCTGATGGCGGTCAGGTCATCCTTGTGCAGCCCGGCCTGCTCGGCAAGCTGCTTACCGAAGCGCCAGTCCTGAATCTGCCAGGCGCTGCCGGCGGCGACCAGAGCCAGCGCCAGCACGCCGATCAACTTCCACGGAATTTTCACTGGCATTACTCGTCCTCCCAAGCGGGCAGATCCACAGTCTGCCCGGCCAGTGCGTGCGTGCAGTCACCAAGAAACTGAATGCGACCGTCGGTTACGAACGAGTGGCACACCCGATCCCCGTCAGACCATGGATAGCGCACCAGAACCGAAGGAGTGAACGTCGGGCTTTCCAGATTTCCGTTAAATCCCCAGCGCGGCTCTGGACCAGGACCATGCATGATCCGGTGCACCATCTCGCAGCCTGGGCACTCGAACCACAGACTTCCTTCATCGGTAGTGGCCAGTACGCGGGATATTTTGCGAAAGGCTGTCATGACAACACCTTCAGAGCCTTCGCGTAGAGCGCGTCGCGATTCTGCGCGCCGTTTGGCACACGGCCCTTTCGACCGGTGTTGATGATGCTTCCAATATTCGCGTTGTCCCCGGCATCCGCCAGCGTGCTCAGTCCATGGGTGGCCCAGAACCAAGCCGCCGACAGGCATGCATACTGCGGCTGCTCCAGTAGTTCCGGGGAGCTGATCAGGTCAAGCCCCAGCGCTTCACCGCACGCAGCGTAGTTGGCCCGTCCGGTGACCTGGATCAGGCCGCGCCCGCGATACTTGAAGCCGTCGCCGGTTGCTGTGTTTCCCAGGTCTGCCCGGCCTTCGTACTTGGCCTGGGCGGGAGTAGGCCCCCAAATCTCACGTACGTAGATCAGTTGGCCAGACTCATGGCCGATCTGGGCAATAAATGCGGCTACACGTTGGGCGCCCACGATCTGGTATCGGCACATGGCCGTATTGAGCACAGGAGCAAAAACGCCGGCTTTCGCGCCGGCGTTTGGAAGGATCTGCAGCAGCTGCTGCGCAGTGATGGGCATGCTTTTCTCCAGGCATTAAAAAGCCCGCACTTGGCGGGCTCATGACTTGCGATTTGGCGGTTATTCGAGAAGCCAGAATATACCGGCGGATGACTCGACCTGACGCAGGCCGTCGACCTCTTGGACTAGGGCGAACTGCCCAGTCAGTGGCTGGCACTTCGACTCGTTGAGAGCTCTCAGTGCGGCCTTGTTTGCATCCTGCCGGACAATGTCCTCCGGCGCGAACGACTGAAGATCTCCAATCAGCACTCCGCGGGCTTTCTGGTCATCAAGGTTCTGGCAGCCATATTCGTTGCTCAACACAACGCCTTGGGCAAAGCACTGAAGGGATAGACCGCAAAGCGCGGCACCGATTACGAGCAGGATTTTGTTTTTCATTGCGGTCCATCACGTTGGTTTTCCGCAGTATCTCACCCACCCACGCCTAGAGCCAATGACCAAGCTCTCTCATTTTCATGACCAGCCACGGGGCGAAGATATCGTGACCCTCTTCATTCATATGGACCCCATCGCAAAACAACTCTGGATGATTTGACACAGGCGCACTTAACCCATCAATAAATCCAACACCTGCAAAAGAAGCCATTGACTGAATCCACGAACGAAAATTCGCTAATGGGTATCCGGCATCTGCATGCTGCATAACAACTTCCTGCATGTAATGCCAAATCGGGGAAACGCACACTACCTGCATGCCCATTGACTTACAGTAATTTATAACTTTCGGATAGTCAGTGGTGAATGTGCTACCAGTAACAGAGTAATTCGCCCAGTCGTTAACTCCCAGCATAATAATAATGCCGGATGGAGGAACTAGCCCAATTGCACCGCCAATCAGTCCGCTGCGATTTGCGCATGCACCGAAGCCCGGCAATTCGCCCTGGCTCATCCTAAAGCCAGGAGACGACAGGTTTTGGATTGTTACATTGGCAAGGCTGGGTATCTGACTTGCTGTAAGTGCGCTGGCTGGGCCGACTGGATGGCCGTTCTCCGAAAACACAGATGACTGTATTGAGTCACCCAACAGAAACCATCGCTCAACGGCATTGGACATCACTCACCCCCGCCTTCTCGCGCTTTCTCCATCCTCGATTTGATCTCATCATGAAAAGCGACGACACGTTTATCGTCATCCTCTACCTCGATCACACCGGGCCAATATTTTTCTTCTTGAGGGCTTGAGAAAATAGCCACAACAGTATTGCCAACCAACTGAGCGTAAATAGTCATATTCTGTAACCCGATGCGTAGAAATAATAAGTAGGGGTACCAGCGGAGTTGTTACTTGTAAACATTACAATCTGTGGCGATATAATTGGTAGATTTGAGTAGTTAAGTGTAAATGACTGCCCACCCCCCAATGTTATCGAAACGTTTTGCTGCCCTACAAATGAAACGTCTGGCGACACAGTCAAACTCAAGAAAGAGGTGAGCGTGCTACCAACACTAAGCTCGCCGGCGATAATGATTTTTGCATTTGCAGGAACAAAATTTGCAATTGAAATTGGGTTATTTGAAACAACAGCGGAACCATTGTAGAGAATTGCTAGCTGCGTAAAAACATCTCGACCGGTCACATGAACAAGCTTGAATTGACCGCTAGCGTTTGTTGCAACAACAGTTAGCAAGGCGGACGCCGTGTAGCCTGCTGGCATGTTCGCTCCGCCATATACAGCAGGCATAACGGAGTTAGGCGAGGCAACCCCAAGCGTGGCTTTAGCGTTGGTTAATGGGTTATAGATTGCATAAATAGCAACCCACCCATTGACCGGCGCCGCCCCGGTATCCATGGCACCAGCTCCGGTCGAAGCCAAGTTGATCGGGGCATTAAAGCTCGCGATCCGGTAGGTCTGCCCGCCGAGCGCAGCACCCACAATGATTTCGTCGGCAGTAACAGTGGCTGTTGCGGAAACCGTCGCGACGGTCATTTTTAGATTCGTAGCGGTGCCGATCGGCGATGAGAACATCGACTGACCTTGGCCGAGTTGCAATGCGTGCAAAGTCTTCGTTGCCGCTGCCACCTGAGATGCACCACCGAGCGACTCAATGACGATCCACGCACCGTTACCGCCGTTAACTCCGGCCTGCACCAGGTACATCAATACCGCAACACCAGCCGGTAGCTCGCCGCCCTGCAACGGCTGAAGACCAAGACCATAAATCGGTTTCGCCGCAAGCCCGTCCGGGGCGTAGGTTGAGGCCCCGGTGTTTACGTTGGCGATGTTGATCCGCTGAATGTAGCCACTTGCAGGTAATGCCGCGAGTGCTGGAGTGTTGGCCGCGGCGTAAGTACCGGCTACGCCCGTATCGGTGAGGATGGTCCCTTGGCGGCCCACTGCTCGAATAGCCGTGAGCAACTGAGTGAAGTTTGACTTTGACGGCGTCACACCGGCGGCGGCCAGCACGTTGATGATTTCCATCATCAACATGTTCTGATATTCCGCGGGCATGATTGTCGCGGCTACGCCAGTGGCCGGATTCCCATCAGTGAAAAAGCCCGGGGTTCCCGCAGCGGTGCTCGCAGGAATAGTGGCTGCTGCCGTTGAGTTGTCGATTTGATACATCTAGGGCCTCACGAATAGTGGAATTGGAGAATGGTGTGCGCAGGTTTGGATTGGCTGAGCTCGCACTCGAGAACCGCATTCCCCCAAGACGCCAGCGGGTCGCCCATCGCAGATTGCCCGGTGCGGAAATATGTGATCGTGTTGAGTGGCGAGTTTATGGCCCAGGTGAAAAACCAGTCCTCGCCACCGAGCTGCTGACCACAGGTGCTTTGCCCGCATCGAAACGGGGCGTACTGCGTGACGGTTACGGTGTATCCAAGACCCAGGGCAAAAGACTCAAAGAACTGGATCGACTGGCCGCCGCTATTGGTGAAGCGAGCAACCACCTGGTTGCGGCGACCTTGGAACGTAGGCGAGACGCCTGCGCATGGATCAGGCAAACCGAGCGTCGACTCCCATTCACCCAGCAGGTTTACAGTCGTTGCTGGGAATGCATCGACCAGCAAACCCAAGGCGGCATCACTGAGTCGTTGGAAGGTTGGTGCATAACAGGAAACGGCTTGTGCATGGACACTGCTGAGCTCTTTCGGCCAAACGCGGCCACGCGGAAGCAGCCCAAGCAGCGCGGATGTGAAGTCGGCGCTCGTGAACGAAGGCTTTGGCATAGGAGATCAGCTATAGGTAATGGTGCCGAGAGTGGGGAGGTAACCGAGCACGTTGGCGAAATTCGCTACTGGCGACGTGATCACGAACCCCTTCGTCGATGCGATTGCTGCGATTGCTGAGTCGATGTCGGACAACGCCACAAAAGACCCGTCACTTACCGGAGCGCCTTGCTCTACAAACACCTCTGCAATGGCTGCCGCAACAGCGTTACGGGTAGCTGTCGAAGCCCCCGTCAAACCAGTGATCGTGAAGTTTTTCGGCGCGGCGATTGGCGAGCAGACATAGACCATTGCCGTCACGGGCTGTTTTGGAAAGATGCTGTTTGCCACTGTGAGCTGGTCGCCGGCGGCGAGGTTGCCCGGGGTGACTCTGTTATCGCTGGCTGAAATGCCGTTTGTACCTTGAGGGAAGCCCTGATGGTCAGCGTTTGCCTCATCAAACATCACATAGACCACAACGGTTCCGGTACCGAAACCGTTGGGGGCGCACCACGCCCGGGTCACACCTTGGACTGCCTTGGCCCAGATTGGGTAATCGGTAACGGATCCACCGTTTGGCGTGTTCTGGTAAGCCTCCAGCATGCGCTGAAAGAACGCATCGTCCCCCTCCTGCTCGGCGCCGCCAGTAATAACGGTCGTTACCGCACCACTGGACGGAATCCCGGGAATGGAGACCCCCAGTGTCATCAGGCTTCCTACCGGCGTGTTTCCGAGTTCTCCTGCCACATCGGCCTTTACCTGAACCGTCGCCGTCCCACCAATGCCAACCGTGGCGCTTGCCTGCACAGTGAAAGTCGCCGAGTCGCTACGGGTGATCTCTGTGCCGATATCGATTATGGCCCCGACGGTCCCGGGGAAAGTTACGGCGCCAGCGGCGAACGATGCTGTCTTGGGGTAGACATTTTTCAGCGCGCCCCAGGCGTACAAGTACTCGCCCGATGAGGTGTAGGGTACTGCTTGCTTGGCGATCCAATCCAGATACCCGTAGTTCAGATGGCCAAGCCCGGCAACAGCCTTGCCAAGGATCTGAAGATTGGAAAAGCGTAGTAAGCCGTCAGCGGTGGGAAGTCCGGAGGTAATGTCGGACGCTACCCGCGATCGCAGCTCCGAGAGCGTCGGTCTCGTAAATGGCATAAGGGATGAACTCCAGGCGAAAAAAATCCCGCTCGTGGCGGGATCATAAAAAGTCAGCGATCAGCTTGGTCGCCATGCCCAGTTGAATTTGAGCGGGATCACTGTGCCGTCGCTGCGAGTGATCGTAATGATCGAGTTCAATTGGCTGTTGCCTGCAATCGCGGTCAGCACCTTGATGCTGGAGGCCACTTCATCATCAATCATCCACTTGAGTGCCTCCTCCATGTAGATACGTGCAGTATTGGCAACGGCAGGAGTCAGCCGAGAGCGATCGAGTAGCCAAAGCCTTGAGCCGATCGGAACGTCTTCGCCATCATCTCCCCACCAGCCCCGGCGATCATCGCCGCCGTCGGGGGGAATATCGGCCGCATCTGCTTCGCGATCACTGAACAAACTGATCAGTGCAGCCGTTGCCAAATCATCCCCGCTGGCCAACGCGCCACCGCTGATTGACCAGTCACCTGTGCCTGATTCGACGATCCAGGTTGTTGTGATATCGCTCATTGTTGTGGTGTCGGCGTTGTCGTGCCGCTCCCGTTGTTGTGGGCATTGAAGATCAGGCGATCGGCAGCCATCGTCCGGACGCTATCGCTAATGTCACCGTCAGCGACGATGTCGCCAGTAACGTGCAGCAATGGCGTTGCCATCTGAATGCTATCTGCCGCATTGATGGTCACCACCGTTGCATTGTTGACTGTCACTGGCGTGCCCTGGGCTTCGACCACAATGCCACCGTCCTTGGTGAGGTAGATGCTTTTCCCCCAGAGGTCATACACCATGCTTTCGCCGGAGGTCAGGCCTACTGGCCGGCTACCTTGGTGACCAGTGGCGACCACGACGCCCTTGGATCTATCGCCGCCCATGAAGACAATCAGCACGTCGGAACCATTGGGCGGCATAGAGGTAAAGCCGAACTCGGCTACCCGGGGGGTTGCGTCGCGCGTTTCGGAGTCATTGAGTTTCACCTGCAGGAGCTGAGCGGTTTTGCTGTCGTCTGCAAACGTCACGCGCCCCCAACTCGACATCAGTTGAACTCTTCGCCATAACCGTTGAAGCGCGCCGACATCATCGCGAGGCTGATTCATTGGATGGCTCATTGCGTCACCGGTGTAGAGAATTCGCCATACAGCGGCGTAAGGTTGATCGGTTGCGGCAGGAAGGCTTCAGGCGCCATCAAGGTCACCTCCGCAGTGGTCCCAGAGTACGAATTTCGCAGGAAGGTGACTTCGCTGATCAACATGCTTTCTGCGACAAATTTCAGTTTCGGTAGAGAAACAGAGACCAGGGTGTTTGGCTCCCACAGGGCGCCAGAAGAATCCCGCCAACTGTCGGTGGTGAGCCTGATCACCCGCGAACGTCCGAAGCGCCTGGCGGCCTCCCATTCAGCGCGCTGCACCGCAATTTCATTACCCAGCCCACCACCTTCAGAGATGATAACCATCGCTCTGTGCCGCTTGCAGTTGAGGTCCTTCACTTTGTAGAGCTGGTTGCCGGCCTGCCCAAGGTCCGTAAAGGTATCTACCGATTGAATGTAAACGTTGTAATCGGAATAAATGAGGTTCGAGGAGTAGTCGATAAACGCACGCTGGACGTTTTCGCCTTCCGCAAATCCACTCGCGGCACGGCGGGTACCGGCTCTGGATAGAAACAGGCTGCCGTCTGCAAGGTCGTAAGCAAGTACCGCAGAAAATCGCGCCATCCTGTCGATGATATCGAAGGCCGACTCACCCAACATGACATTGGTCTGAGGGAGGATCGGCAGGTTAGCCACATCGGATGTCACTCGAATCCCTTCGGGAACCCCGTTGACGGCCGTACCGTAAATGGAAGCAAGCTTCTGCGCGATCCCCAGCACCGTCTGATTGGTAATCTGGCCGCCGGGCCACTCCGCAGCGCAATCGATCAGATCCGCGCACTTTGATCGACCGTTGACTCGGATCGAGTGCTCACCTGACGTGATGCTGGGCACAAAGTGGTCGACGTACCCGGTAATCACCGGGTCCTTGCCCAGGCGAACCTGACAGGGTGCATCAGGCTCTATCGTCAAGCGATTGAGCTCGCCCGGGTAGAGCTCAGTCATTCCTATGTTGAAGTCGCTGGGCAGCCGCTCAATACCCCGAGTCACCCGGATATCCGTCCAGCCGGTCACGACCTGCTCCCCGGAGGTCAGGTAGAGTTCGTCTTCTTCCACAAGTTTTCCTTACCTGGCCAGGGCCTTGAAAGTGGTCGGCATGAATGCCGGGTGTATCGGGTCTGCCTGCTGGATCAACTCATCAGCACGAGATGCATCCTGATAAAGCCTGTTGGCTATGACCAACGCTGGCAGGGCGGTGCGGAAGGTGAAGATTTCAAGGTTGGGAAGTGTCGCGCCAGTTGTAGTCAGCGCCACAACCACCGCCTGCCGGAGCGCAAGCAGCGCGTTATAGCTTTCGTCATCGCCGGAATCCCCCGCCGCCAGAACCTCGGCATCGATAAAACCAGTGACGACGTCCATGGTGTCGATGGCCTCGTCGTACGAAGTCGGCACATAGGTCGCCACCACTTTCCCGATCGCCGCCAATGCCGATCGCCGCAACAGCGCAGCGGTCGCATCTTGAGCGACGACTCGCGCCGAACCAATCACCCCCGTCCCGGTAAACGCATCAGGGGTGTAACTGGCAAGTGGACCGAGAAGCACGATCGCATCACCGGGGTCAGCGATACCTGCCACCAAAGAATCCATGAGAGCCTGAACGGCATCGGTAAAAACCTCGGCATTACTCGCATCAAGGTTTGCCGCAGCTTCAACCAGGTTGTTCATAGCTGTGTCGACAGCAGCGCGGTTTGCAGTGTTCTTGGCAATCAAGTCCGCCATCGTTGCACTGCTGTCCTTTGATTTTTTGCTGGTGATCAATGCGCTGCTGACATTTCCATTGGCATAGCGACCGAAGTCACCAGTCATCAGGCTGGCCAGGCTGGTGATGCTGCGCACGTCTCGCGTGATACGCCCCACCAGTACCTTGAAGTCAGCGATGACTCCAACAACCATGCCGACGATTGCTTTGCCGAATTTAATCACCCCTTCGACCGCATTGATCACGGAGGTAACACCGCCGATCACCTTGCGAACGAAATCCAGCGCGGACGACAAACCTAACGCTGCCGCCAACTTATCCAGCAAGCTGCCGGAAGAAGAAGTAATGCTCGGAAATACCCGGTCGCCGGATTCGATGAAGGTGAAGCTGATCTCGAAGTAACGCCCCATATCCCAGCGTTCTACGACGCTCAGGCCCTCCGCCGGCACGCTCACCGTCAACGCCCCGAGCGTTGGATGAACGAGTGCCCCTGGCCCCGGCTTCTCTGCCGCAGCTACCAGCGCATCGCGCTGGGCAAGCGCGCTTCCTCCACCGTAAATGAAGCTGTCGGTGACGAGGAAACCGCTCATGCGGATCCGTCGAGTCGACCGCCCCATGTCTTCGATATACGGCTTATCCCGGCCTGGGTATTCATGGAGTGCAAGTCGACGGCCAAAGCGAGCATCCCCGCCGTAGACCGCGAACGGCACCCCTCTGAATGAGGCCTTATGCAGGGTCTCGGTCCAGGTTTTGTTGGAATCCTCTGCGATCTGGATGATGTCGGATAGTAAACTCATACGCCTGCCCCTACTCCGGTGTAAGCGATACGACTGGAGCCCTGTACATTCCCCTCGGACTGAACGTTCACCTTGGTCCCCTCGGTTGCACCTTTAAGCTCAACTTCGACCTTTACTTTTCCATTGGTTGGGCCAGGAACGTTGCCCATGTTATACGGGCCTTTTGGAGCAACGGGCTGGTCTTGTGAAGTCGGAGATGCAGCTGAGGTGACAGGTCCTTCCAATACTCGAGCCAGCGCAGCACGAGCAGACGCCTCGCGATCCTTCGCCTCCTCCGTGGTACCAGGTCTCAACCAGCTGCGAGAGGCAATTGCACCAGCTTCTTCAGCCGTTTTGGCTCCCCGAAGTTTTGCGCCAGCACCCGACTCTGTTCCCTGAGTCAGTTCGTAGTTGGCAAACTCCAACTGTTTCATGGTGTCCGCGCGCGGATCCATCATGTTGAAGCCGGCCCACTTCTCGAAGTTGTCCTGCCGATCCCGGTGCCATTGGAAAATCCCGCGAGCTCTCCCCCAATCACCTAAGGCCGTGGGGTCGAGGTTACTTTCGGCAATACCGTTTCCGACAATGCCGGCCGCGGCCTGCTTGCTCCAGCCCTGCGCCTGAAAATAATCCTGAGCAAAGTTGGCCACATCCTTGTTCGTACCCTGAACCTTGTTCCAGGCATTCGCGAGCGAATCCAGTTTCGGGGTTTTAGGCTCGTTCTCAGGGAGTCCCTGCGAAGCGCGAATGCGGCGAATTTCCTCGTCTTCACCCTGATTGAGGGACGGGGAATACAGCATGGCGCCAGCACCGGCAGCAGCTGTCGCTAGTCCAACAGCAGCGCCAGAGGCCAGCCAACTAACGCCCTGCCCTGTGGCCAACGAATTCTGCGCTACCGCCGCGGCATTGGCCGCGCCTTTCCAGCGGCCGAGCAGGCCGATAAACGACAGAATCCCAACTCCCGCACGACCAAGCGTCAAGCCCAAAGAAAGGACGCTTCCAATCAAGCCTGCGTTCATCACCAGTACAACTGCGATTGCAGCGTTTTCCCAACCGCCCAGCCAGTCGACGATCTTGCCGATGCCTTTGCCAAAACTGACGATCCCGTCGCCAACCTTCTTCCAGTCGATTTTGCCGATCCAAGTAGCAAACCCTTTCGCCCAGTCACCAACATTCGTTGCGATGAGCTCCCGATTTACTCCCAGCCAGTTGGTGAATTCGTCGATCAGCGGTTTCATGACAGGAATCAGTTTGTCACCGATGGCATTTTGGGTTCCGTCAACGACCACGCCGAGTCCGGCCAGTGATTGTGAAAATTCCTTGCCGCGCTTTACTGCCCCCTCGCTCATCACATAGCCAAGACGCTTGACCATGGTTTCATAGCGCTCGATGCCAGCAGCCCCTTCGCGAAGGAACGGCAGCATCCCCTCCATACCAAACGCTCTGGCAATGAGTTTTTGCTTCTGCGGATCAGCTTCCTTAGCAATGGCATTGGCCACTGCCTTGTACTGCCCGACCACATCCCACGCGCCTTCCTTGGTTTTCTTCAAGCCAATACCGAGCTTGTTGAACATCATCAGGGCGCCCTGGTTACGTCCCCACTGCGCGTCCTGCATCGTGGTCGCCAGGTTATCCAGGCTCGAAGTGGTATCAGCAGCATCCACGCCAACCATTTTCGCCGCACCACGAAAGGACTGCAGCTGTCCGGTCGAGATACCAATGCTGTGTGCGCTGTTGTCGATGGACCGGCCGAGGTTTGCCCAGTTACTGGCCAACGCGGCAATCCCGGCCACCGAACCGATGCCGGTAATTGCGGCCATCGGTGCGACAATAGAACCAATACCTCTCGCGGCAGTACTGGCCTCGCGACCGATATTGCCCAGATTCTTGCCGATTTTTTCAAAACCCAACTCACGCCCTAGGCCTTTGAAGGACTTGCCCACCTCCTCAAACGGCCGAGTCAGCCGGTTGATGGAATCGTTGACCTTGCGCACCGTGGCAGTGGCTTTATCCACCGCGTCGATCGTGATCGTGAAGGTATTACCCACTGTCGTTACCCCGCCATGCGCTTAGCTTGGTCATTCCACCAGCTCAGTTCCTTCAAACTCAACGACCACGCCTCGCGCGGGCCCCAGCCGTAGTACTTGGTCAGTTCGGCAATCAGCTCTGGCCAGCCTCCTCCACCGGCAGGCCAGAGTCGGTAAAACCCTCGAGGAAGTTGTTTGCCGCTACCAGATCCCGTTTGCAGAGTTTTTCTGCCGCACCGCGCGGGATGCCGGCAATCAGACCGATCAGCGTGATCGCCGCGCCAACAGACGTGTCCGCGCGGGTGGCCTTTTCAATTTCGCCGGCGTTTGGCTCCCGCAATTTCAGTTCCGAGTAAGTGATGGCGGAATCGCCCTTCCCGAGCACTACAGGCTTAACCAGGGTGATGGTGATTTCTTCTTCGAACATGGATCAATTCTCCGTTACGGAAGGGCTTTCCCACTTCACTTCAATAGTGGCGTCGGAAGATTTGGCTTCTTGTTGGTCGAGGGCCCACATGTTGCGCCCGATGATGGTTTTGCCGTTGGCCAGTTCGGCCACAACGGTCGCGTTGCTCATGCCGTTGATGTCGGCCAGGCTCAGGTTCGCCGAGTCACGCAGCGTCGCGGCGATGTAGCCGGGTTGCGGCGTCTCGCTGTAACCGTGGACGCCGTCCTGACCTTTCAGCGTTTCACGGGACACCCCGGATACCTTGTAGGAAAAGTCACCGGCAAGCATGTAGCTCACGCCGTCGACGGTCAGGTAGCAGGTCCCAGCGAGGCGGTTGGTGTTATCAGCCATGTTTATCTCCAGGCGAAAAAAAACCGCTCGAAAGCGGTCGTTGACGGACGGCCTGGGTTACAGGCGGAATTGAGCGAGCAGAGCGAAAATACGCAGCTGGTTGATCAGGGTACCGGGCCACAACACGTCAACCCGATTGGGATTGATACTGTTCTTCTCGACGATGAGGCCCTTGGCGAAGCCCGCGGCGTCCTGCACATAGCCGTTGAATTCCAGTTCACCATACTGGGCGATCAGGTCGGCCTTGATGATGTTTGGGGTGACAATGGCCGAACCCGGAGCAAAGCGGGTGCCATTGGCTGCCAGCTTCACTCGCGAGTACTTGGACGTCACCAGCGAGCGTTGAGCCCGCAAAACGAACATCAGCAGGAACAGCGTTTCGACTTGCAGGTAGCTGTCGTCGGCCGCGCCGAAGGCATTCTGCTGGTAGGTGGTGATCAAGTTCTCGATCGCCACGGTACCGTCACTGCCAACCATGAACGTCGAGATACCATCCCACAGCAGCGTATTGCGCTCGCCCAGAATGAATTGCGCCGGCGACGGTGGCGCCAGCACTGTGCTCAACGTGAGCGTTTGCAGCGGACGGCCAGGATCGGCGCGCAGCGCGACAGCGGCAGTACCGGCGACATCTGCGGCCCAAATCCACGCCGGCGACGGCGAGTTATAGAAACCCATGATGCTTTCGTGCTGGTTGTTGCGGGCATTACCGGCAGTCGACAACGCCGAAACTGTTCCGCGCTGCGCAGCAAACACATGCCCATACACCTGATTCGCGTAACTCCACCGGCCCGTTTTGTCATTGAGCAGATTTTTCAACGCGTTCAACGAAGCGGTATCGGTGTAAGGGCAAACGATAAAATCGAAGGGCTCGTCACCCAGGTTCGCCAGCGCAGTGTCCAGCGTCGGGTTAGTGGCCCCCGAAGCCATCTGCGTCAAGGTCAGGGTCAGGCCTGCCGGAACAGCCTCACCGCTCGATGAGCCCTGGTAGTTCAGTCGCAGGTCAATTTCGTTGCCCCCAAGCCCCTTGTTTTTGGCCGTGAGGGTGACCGTCGCAGTAGTGGCTGCCGCAGTCACAGGCAGATTACTGGAACTGTTCACCAACGCCGCCAACGCGGTGGCGATATCGGCAGCCAGTTCACCGGTGGTGACGGTCAGACTCAACAGTTGCCCCGCGATGTACAGCGAGATCACGCCAGTCGCGGTTGGGGTTCCGGCGATGAGCACCGTCCCCGTCGCGGCAACACCACCGGCAGCATCCGCCAGCGGCAAAAACCAGACCTCACCGAAATCATCGGCACGCACATATGCGTCGGTCATCAACGCCAGCATGGAGCCCAGACCGCCCTTGGCTTTGGCATCGCTGACGCCCTGCCCCAGTACCGGGACGTTTACCACACCGTTACCCGACGCAGTGATCTGACCGATGATCAGGGTGCGCTGGGTCTGGGCGCCGCTGTTCGCCTGGGAGTTATCGACTTCGGCGTAGAACAATGGAACCCGCAGGTTCGCCGGGATATTGCTGAACGGGACGGTCATGGACGGTCACTCCCTTCATTGGCTTTGGTCTTTTCCTCTTTGGCCGGTACAGAAACAACCGGGTCTGGAGGGGTGAGAGTTGCGTCGTTGCAGTTCAGCCGGCGGGACCAATAAATGTCGCCTTCAGGAACTTCGCGGCCAGCTTCTGGCAGGAAGTCGCGCTTTACCGGGTCACGCACCAGCAACCCCGGCGAGGGATAAATTCGCATGATTACTCCTGCAGGTTTTCAAAAGAGAGACCGCCCTCTGCGCGCCCGTCTGGACCAGCAGTTCGTGGGGCCGGATTGATCGAATCAGGAAACGGGGCATCGACATAGGTACCCGCAGGATCAAAGACGTTGACCATATCGTCTGTAACGTCGACCAAATTGAGGGGAACAATCGGCTGGACTGAGGCCACCTCCGCAGCGGGATCAAACGGTGGGATTGGCTGTGGCCCTTCGAGTGGATAAAAGTCCTCGGGACCCTGGTAAAACTCCATGCCCACATCCATGACCAACTCACCCAGGTTCTGCTCGCCATCACCGTCTTCTGCCATCCGGGAATGGATGAAAGGAAATTGCTGAAGGCGACTCATTAGCGGAGGAAAATTGATCAATGCCATCTCAATCTGGCGCTGCATATCCTCCAACGCCAAGATCATCGCGCCAGCCGCAGCATTACGAGGGAGCGCTTTAAGCTGAACGCGCGCGGAAATCCGGATCGTCGCCGTTACGTTGAACTGCGGCGCTGTCCGACCAAGAGATTCCTTGCTCTCCTCTGGCGAATGCAGCCAGATAATCGGGTAACTGCCGTTCCATGTTGGCCAAGATCTGGCCGCGAAAACGTTGTCACCTGCTGGTGTATTGCCTTTCAGGGCTTCAGCGGTGATTTGCCGCAACTGGGAAGTGGTGGTCATTACATTTCGCTCAGCATGAGTTTGGCCCAGCCATGACTGTCGGGCCGGACCTCTGTCACCAGGTACCGTTGGTTAACGCGAGGGATAAAGACTTGGTCGTCCTGCTCAGGCGGTTGAGTAAACGTTGAGAGGCGAACCCCCAGCACCGGCTGAGTAGAGGCAACCCCAACCATCGGGTCGATCAATTCGACCTCCCGATAGGCTGAGTCGAAAACGCCATCGATGGCATAGCCGATACCGCCCGCTGGATAGAACATCACCTTCCCGGCTGGCTGCTCGCCTTCACCGAAAATGGTTTCCAGTGGCCCGAGCACCAGGCTATCCCAATCGATCATTACGCGATCCTCACGGTTGGCCCAGCTGCCACACTGATATGCGGCCCGGTCTGTTTCTTAACGACGGCATTGCCATCGACGAGAAACCCCAGAACCGTCAGAGACGCGACCTCAATCGCGGGCAGCTTGACGGTTTCACCCGGCCCTTTTTTCTTGCCATCAACGCCGATCACGGTTCGGCCATTGGCCACGACAGCCTCTGCGAGAGAAGCTGCCGCTGTGCCCGCGGCCGCCATTAGCTGCCACTCGACGGGTCGCAGACCTTCGCAGCCAGACAGGCGTTGACCCGGCTTGGAATCACCAGCGGCGAGCTCTGCATGAGCAGAATGCGTTGGGCCGGATCGTTTTCAACCCAGGTCTTCGGCGCGTAGGGCATTGCCTGGTAGTTGAAGGCCGGATCAAGGATCGAGCCGAAGGCACGGGTGCCCATCAACTGCTGGCCGGACATGATCATGTAGCCGTCTGGCAGCATTGGCTGTTCGACGCCGTTGTCGTCGATGAACCAGTCGTTGTACAGCCACAGATCGAACTGACCCCAGCGCCCTTTGTAGACGGCGCCCGGCGCAATTTGTGGACCGATGTTGATGCTGCCGGCCTCGGATTGTTTCGGGAAGAAGATCGCACCGAAGACTTTTTCATCGTTGGAGAAGGTCTTCCACGCCGATGTGGTGAACACCAGGTCCGTGGCCTGAGCACCGGAAAGCTGAAGCATCAGGGTCTGCCATTCTTCCAAGTCATTGGCCGGAATGGTGTCGCGGCCAGCGGCGTTGAAGTTGGCAGGAATGCCCCAACGGTTATTGCCGGTCAGGGCAATCGACAGTTGGGAGTCACGGCCGAAGTCCACAACTTCAGTTTCGAAACCCTCCCCCGACACCACAACTTTGCCGGTCAGCAGCGCGGAGGCGGCCATCCATTCCAGACGACGATCGAGCATGTCGATCTGGTCGGCCATTTCGAAGGCAACGTTGGCCATCTCGCGTTCGCCAGCAGTCATGGAACCACCACCGATGCGCTCACCGATCTGACGCATGATCGGCTTGCGCAGGTCAGGGGCGCGCTTGTCCTTGATGTACGCCGGTTTGTAGGTGTTGGTTTGGTAGCGACGCTGTTCAACCAGCTTGCCCTGCACCAGCGGGCTGATAAAAGGCGCCATTCGGCGAAGGCCGACATCGATGTCGATCGCCACGAACTCGGTTTCCGAGCTCTGAATGTTCGGGAAGAACTTGTCGAGCAGGAATTTCTGCGGACGCTTGAGCGTCGGCACGACCTGAATCAGGTCGGTGGTGCTGAAAGGAAACGAACTGGCGGCGGTCATGGGCCTCTCCAAGCAATAAAATGCTAAATCCAGCCCACAAAAAAACCCGCATCAGCGGGCCTTTGTGGACAGTGGGGTATGGGCCGAATTACGGCGCCGAGTTGTTCGACGGCGAGGCCGACGAGATCGAGGATTTGGCGAACAGCCCGTAAGGGCGCATTGCCGATACCAGGGCGGCGAGTGCCCAAGTCGAACTGAAGATCAGTTTCGACGCATTGAACTCACCGGCCAGATAAGCGCCGGCAGTTACAGGGCCAGCAGTCGCATCAGCATCATCGACGAGAATGGCAACCGGGGTCTGGCTGCCGTCTGATGCAGTGCGCACACACTGAATGTAGGTGCCGACCGCATCAAATACATTGATGGTGAAGGTATCAGTGGCAACGAAGGCAGTACCGCCTGCGGTGATGGTGAAGCCGATCTCCGCATGGCTGAACGCGGTGCCGACGGTTGCGTTGCCCAGCACCGTGCCTTCTGGGTTGGTCACTTTGAACACTGTGGCCGAGGTGGCCAGCAGCACATAGCCGCCAGTTTCCACCGCGGAGCCCACCGCCACCGTTCCAACGGTGCCGTTGCCGGTGTTGCTCGAGCCTGTCACTACCTGAACAGGGTTGACGTTTTGCTGCCCGAGCACGGTGCCGCGCTTCAGCACGCCAGCACCCAAAAGAATCGGCTGGGTTACCAGGTTGCGCGCATCGGCAATCAGTTGATCAGGAACGTAGACCTGAGCCTGGACGCCGGGCTGTTGGGGATTGTCTCGAATTTCAGTTGGGGTCAGCGACATGCTGTCGATCTCCGTTTGGCGTTGGGGTTAGCGAGACTGAGGCTGAGCGCGAGCTGCGGCCGCAATGATTTGTTGCGCGGCCGGCGTTACACCTGCCGGGAGATCGTCACCGCCATCAGACTCAACGTTTTTGATCTTGGCGGCATCCATGCGGTCTTTGAAGCTGCCACCTTTTCCACCTACAGCGCCGGCGGCGTTGATAGCACTGATCGCGGCATCTGCCGACATGCCGGTGTCAAACGCAAATACGCAGGCCTGCTCCGGGCTGCCGGCTTTGAAGCCGTGTGCCACGATCGCCGCGCAGCGGGCGCGTTCCTGACTGACGATGGCCTGTGTCTCGTCGTCATCTTCGGCGTCAGGATCATCGGAGTCATCGTCGGCGCGTTTTGCCTTACGACCTTTGGTGTCGTCCTTGTCGGGATCATCACCTTCGCCCTTGGCACCTTTGGCATCCTTGTCGCCGTAGTCGTCATCATTGTCGTCTGCGGCTTTATTACCTTTGCCTTTTTGGCCTTTGGCGTCGTCGTCCTTGTCCGGTTCATCGCCCTCACCCTTGGCACGCTTGGTTTTATCCTCGTCGTCGCCCTCATCGGCACGCGGGTGAAAACCCAGCAGCTGGGCAAACGGCATCGCCGCACTCAGTCTGTTTCGAATGGTCATGGTCAATCCTCTGAATGGTTGGTGCTAGGCCAGCTGGGAAATCAGCGCCCGGAAAGCGGCGTCGGGCGCCGCGACAGCGTCGGCCAAACCAGCAGCAACACCGGCGGCGCCGAGGTAGGTGCCAGCTTGCGTTGCGCGAACCTTGCTGGCCGCGATGTTTCGGTTACGGGCGACGGTTTCCACAAACAGTTCGCCCATGGTGTCGATGTCATCTTGGAAACGCGCCAGCGCCTGCGCCGACAGCGGGATCTCGGAATGACCGTCAGCCTTGCGATCGCCGTAGGTGATGAACGTCACCTCGATGCCGGCGGAGGTCAGCGCCTTGGAAAAATCGACGTGCATGCAGATCACGCCGATAGACCCGGTGCCACCGGTGCGCGGGACGTAAATCCGGTCAGCCGCGCTGGCCAAGGCATAGGCCGCTGAATAGGCCGATTCATTGAGGATCGACCAGATCGGCTTGACCCCACGAGCACTGTAAATGGTGTCGACCAGATCGAAACAACCGGAAACTTCGCCTCCCGGCGAATCAACGTCCAGCACGATGGCCTCGACCTTGGGATCGTACAGAGCGGTCAAGAACGCCTGGCGCAGCCCGTCGTAACCCGTCATGCCACTCCATGGCCTTAGTGTCCCGGTCTTCTGCACGAGGGTGCCGTGAATGGGGATCACCGCCACGTTCCCGACCAGGTCATAACCGGTATCGCGAGACTCCCGATCGGCGTAGCTGTAGCCATCACCTTCCAAAGCGAGGGGTGTCAGGTCGATGGCATCGCCACTGACCCGCATCATCCGGCCGATGCCCATTCGCTCAGCCAGGGCGGCCATGATGACCTCAGCTTTCTCCGGCCGAATCGCTACCGGCACATTGAAGAGCCGTTGAGCAAGATGTCCAAATTGCATTATTGAGGCCTCGGTTTCTCTATGGCTTCATCCGCCGACGTGTATCCGCCCGGAATCTGCATGCCAGCCCATGTCGGACAAGGGATGCCCAGTTCTCTGAACTTTTCGATTTCGCGTTTGCGTTGCTCGAGCACTTCCTCGTAATCCAGCCCCTGCTCCATACATTCCTGTTGGAGCGTGGAAAGACCCGCATCCATACCCAGCACAGCGCCCTGTTTCTCTGCCACGGGGTCGATCCAGCCCCTTGCTGGGCCCATCCACTCAGCACGCGAGTACATCGACCGGCATTCCATAAACTCCGGAGCGCCATGCGGCAACGGGTAGTCGTCGACTTCCATGGATTCCTCCATGAAGCATCCGAGCACCGGTTGGGCAGTGTTGTTGGCAAAATCGTTACGACGACGCGTCAGGGTCTTGAACGCTTCCAGCAGAGCGCCGCGCGCCGAGCTGTAGTTGGTATCCGACCAGTCATGCGACATTTGCTGCGCCGACAAGCCAGTGGCCGAGGCGAAGTTGTTCAGGAACGATTTCTCGAATCCAGCAAAGTTGGCATTTGGACGCGTAGCGGTGACCGCGTGAATTTTCTCACCCGGGAACAGAATCGGGAGGCGCGACTCACCCAGCATGGTTTTCTTTCTGTCGTGATAATCAGCCCGCTGGTCCTGATAGGCGGACATGTCATCACCCTCACCGACCGCTTCAGCCACGAGGCTGTGATCGAACGGGCTTTCGATGTAAGCACCAAAAATCGAGTTGATCACCGCGGCATCCAACTCGACCGCATCGTACTTGGCGAGCATTTTCATGCGCTGCAGGATCGGCGCGAAAATGCCGGAACCCCCTCGGTGCTGGGACGCTCGATCATGGTCAAAATCATGAATGATGACCGGACGCCCCCATTCGGTTTCCCGAGGAATCTGCTCCCAGGTCACGCTATCAGCGGCGGCCCACCAGTCACCTTGGTGCGCCTTACGGATCCAGTACGCCTTGGCGGCGCCGAAACGATCAAGGATGACCCCGCCGCGAGACGAGGTTGAGTCAAACTGCTGTTGCGGATTGCTCAATCGGTCCGGGTCAATCAACTGAATAGCAGTGGAGTAGCGCGCTCGGCCAAGACCAACCCGCTCGGGTATGTAACAGGCCTGCATCAAGGAATCGCCATCGATCAACTTGTGGCGGAAGCCCAGACGCATCATCTGCGTAATGGTCAGAGAACGTTGCGCATCGCAGTAGCGGCCGGTATCGAACGCCCAGCTCCGATAGTTCGCGCTGGCGACCTGTGCGAATTCATGCGCCCAAGTGGCATCAAACGCTTTTTTCCCGGTGTACGCCGCCAGGGCACGCCAGTCCGGTTTGATCAGCGGGCGGAAGTGCCCGCCAATGGCGTTGTCGAGAATGCGAGTAACCGCACCCGAGGCCCAGCCGTCATTTCGGACCAGGTCACGGACGCGGGAGACGATCCGGTCACGGTACATGTTGAGTTCGCCATCGGGCGAACCAAGGACAGGATTCCAACCAGCAACGTGCTCGCCGCGAATGTCCGCAGCGTCATAGGGTGCGCCGCCACCAGGTGCAAGCGCTTTTCCCCGGCTCGGCCGCAGAGGCTGGATCGGCTTGCCGTCGAGCCCAACAATCGATACAGGGTTATTCATCACTTGAACCTGAATGTAATAGGTCGACGGGCCTGGCAAACAATTCCGAGTTGCTGTTGTAGCATCAGAATGATGTTTGCCAGCTGGGCAATATTGGCCCGCGTGTAGGTGATGCTCTTGGAGCCATCACCCTGGGTGTACGTCGCGGTCTCGATCTTTCCGCCCGTTGATAACTGGATGTAAGCCTGCTGCGCGTTCTGCAACGACACCTGCAAGGACTCCCGGGAAATGCCCGCCAGCAAACTACTGTTTGGACCACAACGGCTCATGGGATAACTCCAGGTCAGCCCCGCCGAAGCGGGGAGTTTTACGCGAGCCGGCTGGCCAACGTTTTTTTCTTGGCGGGTTTCGACGGAATGATCTGAGGGCCGGTTTTCTTGCCATCAGATTCAGACTCATCCAGCGGAACTGTCGGCTCGGGATCCGGGCGATGAACGGGAACACCGATCAGCGCATTGACCTTTTCCGCCAACTTATTCAGCTTGATGCCCATGTGTAGGAGCCCGCACAACGCGGCATATCCATACACACGACAGTCGAGACCTTCGTTTGCACGACCTGGCCGAGGCTCCCAGACGCGATACTTCACGCCACCAGTTTCTTTCACCACCGATCGTTCAGCGGTCAGCTGGGCGAAGTAGTTGATGTCTCGACTGACCGGAAAGTGCATGTAGCCCGGCCCGGGTTTGTCCTTCATCAAGCGCGTAACGATGGTGTCTTTAGCCGCGTTCACACCCAGCATGACCGGCCGGTAGGTGGCCTTGCTGCGCCGGCTTGGAACCTTCGTCGGCCAGACCGGAGAACGTTTGCCGTTTCGCGCCGATTCGCCTTTGATCGCCCAGATTCGGCGACCGATGCGCGCCTTGCAAAAGGCATACACCGCCTGCGTATGGTGACCGCCGGAGTCAAAACAGGCGGCCATCACCGGAAAGGCGTAACCGTCGGCGCGGTACCAGATACGCTTGAGGTACGCATCAAGCAGGGCCTGGGTTTCCGGTTGATCAAACTCGCCTTCAATGACGTGGTAATCGATCGACCATGACTCTTCATTGACGCCCCAGCCAATGACTTCCATCTCAAGACGGTAGTCCTGGCAGTCGATACCGACAGTGATCAACGCGACCCCGTCGGGCACCTCGGCGGCCCAGATTTCACAGCGCGCCGCCAGGCTTTCGATTTGGATCTCCCGGCCGGAGTTCTTCCGGTACGGAAGGCCAAGCTGGGTGTTGTAAAAGGCGAGCTTCATGTCCTCGTCGTCGCCACAGGCCAACCATTTGCGGGCAATGTCTGCCGGCTTGTCTTTAGACCAGGGGCTGTACAGCTTCGACGCGGTGAAACCCGCATGTTCGTTATCAACCGGGTGGCTGCCACAGGTTGGGCAGCGCGCCAGATAAACCGAATGCCGAGGGCTTTCGGAAAGTGTCCACACTCGCTCTACGGCACCAACACGGTCGAGATTCCAAGAGGCTTCGTATTGCTCCAACGGCTGATGCCGATCACCGCAGCACTGAAAGACCTTGGTCTGATGCCAGCGAATGCTGCGCAACGACTTGAGTCGGTCACCTTCGGACCACTGATCGCCACACCCCTCGCAATACATCCGCGCGGTCTTCGGCAGGTGAGCGCCGGTGTCCGGATCCTTCTGCCAATGGACGTGTTTGAAAAACTCGGGAAACTGCCGATGCCCGCAGGCTGGACACGCCACAGAGGCGCGACGCTGATCGGAGGCCAGATAACTTTTTTCGATCCGCGACTCATCTTCCACCGTCGGTGAGCAGGCACGCACCGAAAGCCAGTTGGCCCCGAAGCTGGCCGTCCGTTCTTCAGCGAGCATGATCGGATCGCCCTCGCGGGTGATCGGGTATTTGTCGACTTCGTCACTCAGCAGAATGCGAATCGGACGACGCGCCAGGTTGTCCGGGCTACCGGCACCGGCCAGGGCCAAAAACCCACCGGGGAAAGCCTTGTACAACAGCGTCTCATCCGAGGATCGGGTTTTCCCTGTCCCCACCAATGCACGCAGTACCGGTGTTGTACGGACCAACGGGCTGATGCGTTCCTTGGAGAACTGCTCGGCGGCAGCCTCCTTGGGCTGCAGCAACAGCATCGGGCACGGGTCCAAGTGTGCGAAGTAACCGAAGATGTTTTCCAGCAGCGCCGTTTTCAGTAACTGCGTGCTGACCATCACGGTGATGACATGCACACCGGCTTCAGTCACGGCCATCATGGGGCCGCGGGCTACTTCAACAGTGGAGGTTTCCCAGTTACCGGAAATTGCCCCAGCCTCTTTGGCCAGGCGGCGGTACCGATCTGCCCAGTCCGGGACAGTGATGCGCGGTGGAGGGGTCCAGCCTTGGCGATAGGCCAGAACCAGGCGATCAGGTTTCGCTAGCGAACTCGACCTCAATTTCTGGCTCGCCGAGCTGGCTGATGTGTTTGTGGACATACTCCGTCAATGCTCCAACCACACGATCAGCCTCAAGCCCTAGGTCCGCGGCCAAGAGTGGGCCAACACGGGTAGGCCAGTTGAGCCAGGCATCACGTGATGCCCGCGCTTGTTCAAATAGGATTTTTTCAGCGATCTCCAACGAGACCAGGGCGCCAGACTTCTGCTCGTACTCAAGTTGACGCAACAGCGCCAGGTAGTTCTCTTTCAGGCGCAGCGCTTCGGCATAGTCGCGGGTGGCAACTCCGCCGTTTTCCAGCAACCACAACGCCTGCCCTTCGAGCGACTCATCCTCGTCCGGCAACAGGTTCGCAGCGCGCGGCTCGACCTGCGAACTGCGAACCACAGGGTTCGCACTTTGGTTCGCACTGTTCGCAGCCTTCGCATTGCCTTCGCGCCAACTGCTTCCGACCAGCGCCGGATTTATCGAGCCGTCGTCGAAAGCCACGAGGCGCTTGAGTTTCAGCGCTTTTCGAACCAGCGTGTCGGACACGCCTTCGCGTCTCGCGAACTCGCGAATGGAGATACCTTCTTTCATTGTCGGGCCCGGGGTGCGAACACCTTTGAGACTTCATAGCTGGGGGAGAAGCGCGGCGCGCAATGCCCTCGATGCCAGAAGGGCGCAGAGGGACCCAACATGGGGGGGTACCCCCTCCCAGGGAAGCCAAAGCGCACCACCATGGTGCAAAAAGGGAACCTCAGCGTGCGGTCGCGAGCGCGTGCCCGATGGCCTCGCTGAACACGACGTTGAAGCGTCGGTTGACCAGCGCCTGAGCGCGACTGCGGTAGTTCAGGCGCTTGGTCACGGCCAACGCGTCGCCGAAGCGGATCAGCAGCTTGAGGTGTGCCGCGATCTTCTTCTTCGCCGGTATCCGCTGCCATACACCGTTGACCATTCCGGCCTTGGTCTTGACTGGACCAATGAACACATCAGGTCTGGCCTTCAGCCGCTCCAGCACCTTGCGAGGCAACTGCCCGTACTTGTCGAGCTTGATGTTCTTCGGGTTGAGCAATGCGCGACCCGACAGAACGTGCGAGCCACCAGTTTCGTATGGCTCCAAATACTTGGCCGCGATGGGTTTGACATAGACGGTCGCCGTCAGCGTGTCCTTCCTTGCACCCTGGACACCCACCGAGTTCCGAGTGAATGGCCGAGGCTGCTTGAATGTCGATGCGATGTTATCGATCTCATCATCCGCAACCTCTGTGGCGATGGCAGTCAATGCAATGGCTGTCGCATAACCTATCTGCTTGTAGGCCAGCGCTGAGAGCTTCTTGCTCAGTTCCTTCACGTCATATCTGACGGATATTCCGATTGGCCCCGACATGAAGGATCCTCGCTCACCTGCAGCGCCTATGACTTAGGCTGATTTGTTTTATCCGGGGCTTTCGGCTTCTCGCAACCCATGCAGTGCTCACAGTTCAACATCCTGCAGAGCCAGGCTTTCACGCGCTGCCAATACGTGACCATGAAGATGTGCCGAGCACCGGCAAGGGCTAACGATACGTGCAGCGTAAGACCAGCCGCAGTGGGGCCAATGAAAATGTTCTGTTCACGATTCACCACCACGAAACCACTGATTGCGATCGCGGAATAGATCAACTTCCCGAGAATGCCATCCCTCACCTTGCCACTCAGAACACACCAGAGAGCCCACAGCGCGATCAATCCACACGCTATTGAGTTGATCAGTTCGTAGTTCATGGTGGATTACCTCCTCCAAACCGCTGGCGGATAAACGCCCAGAGGTCGGCGGCTTTGATTGCTCGCGTGATTGCGGCGATCAACGACCCGCCAAAGGTCCCCAGCAAGAATCCAATCCCCGCAACACTTCGTGGCTCCACCACACCCAAATAGGCGCTGATCAAGCCAGTTAAGTAGTGCGCGCACACTGCGCCGGAGAAAATGAAGATCGCCCAGGCTTTACGATCAATCAGGTCGTCCTTGTGCCAAAAGCTTGCAGCGACTGCTCCAAGCAAACCAGCCACAAACCATGAATCCAACCTGTCGAGCAGGCGGTATAGGAAATCCATGCGCTCGACTCCGCTGTTGGCATGATTGAGAAAAAAGGCCTACAAGGCCGAGGGGATAACCCCAAAAACGAAAAAGCCCCGACGCAGAGTCGAGGCCTTGAATAGGTGTGCGGTCTTTCCCGCCGTCCGCCGAAGAGATTCGCAACGCCGGCACCCAAATGCACCAGTCTCGTCGTTCGCTCGCGCGCCATCCAGCAAGCACTGTTAGGGTCTGGATGCACGGGCTGCCGGTGTTTTGTCGTAGCACTGCACGACCGGCTGATCAGTGTCCAGGCCTTCCCTAAGGCTGCCCTGGCTACAGTGGATCGAAATGGTTGCGAGGGCCGGATTCGAACCGACGACCTTCGGGTTATGAGCCCAACGAGCTGACCGCTGCTCTACCACGCAGAAACGAAAAACCCGGCTCAAGGGCCGGGTTCTGGAAGGGTGTGCGTTGGAGGTAAGTTGCGCACTGTGGGAAAATTAACTGCAAACCCCCACCATGTCAACAGATTACGCTGCTGATTCTTCCTTCTCCGCGTGAATCAACTGCCATACCGGCGATTGGGCCTCTAGATCCACTTCTTTGATGACGCCTTTCAGTGATTCCCACAACTCTAACCAGTCGCGATTCCAGTGCTTCGGCTCGATCGATACACCGAAGAAAGCATTCATTTCAGCAGCCACGCGGGCTGGCCCCCACTCGGCCGCACCCGTGACTTCAGCCTTGTACGACTGCAAGGCCAGCGTCACCAGGTACTGAGCCTTCACGCGCTTGGCCGAGGTCAGATCGGGGAGCTGCGCCTTGGCGGTGACCAGCAGCACGGCATTCATTACGTGCTGCATGGTCAGGCATGGGTGATAAAGGAAGTGCCCGAACTGCTGCACCTGAAAAGGTAGTGTGCCAATGGCGCGCTGAATCTTGCCCATCATCACCAGGTGCGCAGCGCGGGCCGTGGAACGGCCTATCGGTGTGCGGCGCGTCTCGCTGATGCTGATGCGCTGGCGAGCAACCTTGATTCGTTCTTCCTTGTCATCGCCCATGGCGGCAAAAACCACCTCATGCTGGCGAGCTCTGGCCTTCTTGGCGACGGTGGCAGACTTGGCCGAGTCAATGGCTACAGCGGATATCGAGGAGTTCGACTCATGCTGCGAGTCGGTCCAGGCTTGACGCGCTCCAATCAGTTTCATAGTGACTCTCCCCAACAAAAATAAAGAACGGCGATCAGTCGCCGGTGAAGTTTGATCCGCCGGCACCGCGGCGATTGTTCTGGTTGTACTGCTCAGCCGCACCACGACCCGGCATCGAGCGGCGCATCTCTTGCACCTCCTCGGATGACTGACGCAGGCGGCGGCCGAGTTGCATAGCGAGCGTTTCCAGCGGCAACGCCTGGCCCGTGGTGGCGTCAACCCAGCCCGAAGCGTTGCAGTGGTTGCAGGCGATCTGGTGGAACACACCCTCAATGAATGTTTTGCCGAGGCACACCGGGCATTGATCCAGGGGGATCAGTGGTGCACGGAAGGCGGGGCCATGACTTCGATTCATGCAGCCTCCAGCAACTGCTGGTGGAGCTGCTCAACGTCGATGCCAACGTCGGGGCAGTGACGAATCTGGAGCTCGTAGCCGCTCTTCATTTTGATCGCCAAACGGGATGCTGGGCCGCGAGTGCCTTCGCATCGCTCGATCATCATTGAACTGATTTCCTGAGGATTGACGGCGAGGCCGGTGGCTGGATTGAGCAAAATCATCATTTTTAAACCTCGCCTATGGTTGATTCTTGAATGGCCTCGCAGGCCTTATGTTCTGCGGCTTCCGGGGCATTACCAGAATCTCCCGATCTAAAGCCGGTCAACGCGTGAATACGTTTGAAGCCCTTCGCATCTAGATACGCGCACCACCGATCCAACGCCTCACGCTTGCGGCTCATCACGTCTGACTGGATGTACACCTTCACGTTGTGGCCCATGGCGTGGTTAATCAGCAGCTCACCGATCAGGTGATCGACGCCGATGTCTGCCCAGCCGGTGCGGGCCACCTTGCGCAGGTCATGACTGGTCCACTCGCCCTGCCCCAGTCGGGTGAACACGGCACTCGCCTGACCTTCACTGAGCGCCTTGCCATTGCGTGATGGGAACAGGTACTGACCGGCGTAGCCGCTTGCCCACTGGGTTTCGCGATAAGTCATCAGCAGCTGGCGTACCTGGTCCGTCAGCGGCAGGTGATGCTCGACGCCGGTCTTGGTGTTCTCGGCCGGAATGAACCACTCGCGCTCGGCCAGGCTGATGTGCGACCACTGAGCCTGACGGGTCTCACCGATGCGGGTGCCATGGCAGAGCATCATCAGGGCAAGCATGGCATCCGCCGGGGCGCTGGCCAGGGCATCCCGCAGCAGAGCAATCAGGTCCTGAAGCTGGGTCACCCGCAACCGGGACGGCTTCACCCCGACCTTGGCCTTGGAGAAGTCGCTGAATTTGACGTCCTTCATCGGGTTGGCCGCGATCAGCCGAAGCTTGAACGCCTGGCGGAATGCCAGGGCCAGCAGCTGGAACGCCGAGCGCACGTAGTCGATACCGATGGATTCCTGCGCAGGCCACATGAACTGATCGTCGAGGGTCGCCTTGTCGATTGAGGCCAACGGCACAGCGCCCAGCAGCGGCTTCAGGTGGCACTTGATCAGCGATGCGCCCGTCTTCTTGCGCTTGCTCGACAGACTACGGTCGCGGGCCATCCGGTCGGCATACCAGTCCAACAGCTCCCCCGTCAGAACCCACTTCGACAGGTTGGAGCCAGCACCGGCATCAAGACGCAGGCGAATCGCCGGCAGCGCCGCGACCACCTGCTTGGTATTGAGGTCAGGGAAGTTGCCGACGAGGTTCCATTTCCCCTTGAGCACCAGGTACCACGAAGCCCGAGCGCGATCCTTGTTGAAGCGCAGGTAGAGGCCACGGTTGTCGGTGTCGCGCAGATCGCGCACGGCGCCGGCGGCCTGCCGTTTGATTTCGGCGTCAGACATCTTCACCGCAGCGGTACTCATGACTTAGCCTCGGTGCAGAAATCGAAGGCCCAGCAGCCCGAGCCCCAGGTCCAGAATGCCCAAGGCCGAGCAAACGAAACCCACCTGCCCAAAACATCACGAAATCCGGAACGACTACCGCAGTGACCGCATACGCGGGTGTGCCTGAAAGAGTTTTCGAACTCGGCATCAAACGGGCAGCTATGAACGTGTCCGCAATCTCGACACACAACGACATTTTGGTACGGCCCCGCCGACGCTTTCAGTGCGTCCATTTCCCGAAGCAGGCGATCAAAATTAGGGGTTGCAAGTCGTGCTGCGTCCATATCTGGGCGAAGGCCGATGCGCTTTAAAGCCTCAGCTTGAATGTTTTGGTTGTCGGCCAGTTTCATTGGATCACCACGACAGTAGGGGGCAGACGCAGGTAAGCGCGGATAGCTTCCATGGCGTCGAAATGCCCACGGCACACGATCGCCAAATAGCCCTGTTCATTGAGCTTGCGGATTCGCTCATGCTGACTCGCCGAGATAGCGGCGTCGTTCGGTGGGGTGGCCTTAAACTCGATGTACAAGCCGAAGTAACCGCCGCGCGCCATGGTGAGCACTAGGTCGGGGATACCCGCAACCACACCTTGGCGCTTCAACTTCGCCGCCACCGACTTGAGGCGATGACCGCCGTTCGGGACGTGATAGATCAGGTCCGCTACTTTCGGCATCCGTATGCGCAACTCGGAGATCAACGCGGCCTGCTCATTGCCCTCACGATCGATGGACTTGCCGCGCGGTGCGGCAGGTACCTGCAAATGCAAGGCGCTCACGCCTTTTCTCCAGTAACGACATCGATTATTTCGAAGGTGTTCGGCCACATCAGACGGCCAAATTGTTGGGCAACTGCGTGGTGTTCAAACAACGCCACCGCGCGATCTGGCTTGTCGGTGAGGTCCCACTTGTAGCCGCAGCTGTGCACGGCGAAGCGGTACTCGACGGGATTGGTTGGTGCAAGGCGCAGGTCAGCCACGGGCAACACCTCGCGAACGCATGGCACGAAGTTCGGCCAACGCTGAATTGCCAACTTCGGGGGTGCGTTCAGGCGCTGGCCCGGCCAACTCTGCTACCGGTACAGGGCCGAGATGCTCACCCATCCAAACCTTGCGAACCTGCTCCAGATACCGCTTCTCGAAACTGATCAAGCCCAGCTCACGACTGAGCAGTGGCAGGCTGTTAAACCCGGCGGCCGCGGTCGCATGGTAGACGGCCGGGTGAAACCACTTTGCGATGCCGTGCATCGTTGGATGGCAGTTGCGAAGGGCCTGCTTGTAAGCCGTCTCCACGCTCGGCAATGGCGGGCTGAGCATTTCCGGCGACGGCACGCAGCCTTGAATGAACTTGCCGGGGCTCGGGATGAAGTCGGACGGCTCGGCGCGGCAACGGATCAGGCCGATGTCGATCTGCTCCTGGGTGCAGATACCGTTCTCGATGAAAGCCAGCAGCCAGGTCGCCTTTGATTCCATGTAGGCCTTTTTGTCCGGCCACGCCTGGCGCCATGCCGTGCGGATCGTACGCAGCTCGCGAAATAGCTGGTTGATCACCTTGCCGGTTTCGCGGGCCTGATCTTGCTGGGCCTGCGCCGAAACCTCGGTGCTCGCTTCGATGAATTCGCCGTGGCGAACTTTGGTCATGGCCTGGGCCGCTACCGTGGAAACCATTTTCATTTGGCACCCCCTTTCATCCATTCGATGTTGGTGTCGTCGAACTCATCCGTCTTCGCTTCGGTACCGGCGTTTTTGGTCCTGTCTCGCTTCACCCACTTGACCAGTTCGAAACACCAACCAGCTGCGCTCTGGACTGATGCTGGGCGGGCAACGTAGAAACCCATGAACGTTTCGAGCAGTTGATCAGTGATGACTTCGGCGGGGAGTTTGGCAATCGCAAGCTGGTCGGCGAGTGCCTTCTCGTTCGGTGTCCATGCGGCGAACATGGCGAAGCGTTGGCGATCATCCAGCGCCTCGATAGCGGCCTGATCCTGTTCAGCAATCACATCGGCAATCGGCTGCCGCTGCTGCTGTTCGGTTCCTTGATGGTTAATTGATGTATTGGGTGCAGCGGCTGCACCCCGTTCTGTTCCAGGCTGCACCCCGTTCTGTTGTGAGTTGCACCCCGTTGCGTCATTTGCACCCCGATTTGAACGGGGTGCAGGATTTGCACCCCGTGATAGTTGGAGGTCATAGACAACTGGGCGGCGGTCATGACGGCCGATGTAAACGGCGGCGATCGCCTGATTGCCCTGAAGGATCAATCCGGACTTTTCCAAGTCATCCAATTTGTAACGAACAGTTCGCTCGGAAAGACCGGTGTCCTGCGCAAGAGTCGAGGCGGACGGAAAGGCGCCAGCACCATTTGAACCAGCGTAATTGGCCAAGCAGAGCAGCACGTGACGTGCACTTGGGTCTTTGAGGGATTGCGTGGGCAAAGAGAGCGCCCATGACATTGCTTGAACGCTCACAACGTGATTCCTTGAAGTTGTTCCGCCAGCGTGACGATGCCCGAACGGGTCACCATCACTTGTTCGACGACCTTGATGTCTTGCCCTTCCCCGCCGCCGACCTTGATCAGCTTGTGCTTGAGCCAGCCGGTGTTCAGCCGAGGCTGATACGCGACCCAGCTTGAATGGGCGGTGCGACGATGAATCCAGCGATTCTGGTTCAGCCAGGCGAACAGCTTTGTCGGACGAATACCGAGAAGCTGAGCTGCAGTGGTGATGCAAACGTCACCCTGGGTTCTGGCCAAGCGCTGGAGCGCTTCGACCTTCGGCGTCTGCTTATCGATCACATGCTGAAGCTGGAGATTTTGTTCGGCCTGAGATGCGGCGAGTCGAAGCGCCGAAGGAAGATCTTGAGGGATTGTGAAAGCCTGTCGCGACACGTTTTCCAACTCGCTTAAACGTGTCACGACACGATGACGAAGCGGGATGCTGTAACCAGTTAACAGGGTTTCAGTCAGGATGCGGTCCAGGTGGAATTCAGCGGTGTAGTCACGCCCATCCTTGACCTCATGGAGATGGCGCAAATCTGCGCCATCGTCTGCAAGGGCCTTGCGCATCACTCGGATATCCCGGAGGACGTCCTTGTGCTGCTTGCCGGTGAGTTCGGCGATCTCCCTGCTCGACATGGTGACCGTATTGCTTGGAGCGACGATCGTGTTCATAATGGCCCCTCAACTGTTGTACGTTTTAAAGAAGCCGGTCTAGCCACCGGCTTTTTTGTGTCTGTTATTTGGCTACTGGATGGATCAACAGCCATTCCGGTGCACTACCTCGAATCCCCGCTAAATCCGATACTGACGCCAATGGACCTTCAGGCTATTTCTCAGTGTTTCGAAGGTCTTCCCGAATCCCTTCAAGGTCTTCCTTGAGTAAATCGAGGTGGTGCTGCATGGCTTCCAATCGCTCCAGCGTGTTTTCGGTGGTAGGCACAGCCCCCGCTATGCCACAGCCTTTTTTGGGTGGGCTTCGGGAACGCGAAGCACCTTATGGGCGAGCTCAACAAGGTCAGGCCGTAAACCAGCGATAGTGATCTCGCCGTCAGAGGCGTCTTGGAGTCGCTCGGCAAGTTCGGCAGATGCTTTCCGATGACCGCCAGCAAGCTGCCAGAGATGTCCGACGGTCGTCTTCGCTACTTCGGCTACCAGCTGACGGCGGTCGGCTGTTGCGCTGGCGAGCCAATCTCGCAAGTGGTCATTCATAGGGGTTCTCCTAAAACGTAGGAGAAATTTAGCTTAGGGCTAACATCAGAGCAAGGAATATTTAGCTGTGAGCACATTTAGCATTGAGCTAAAGAATGGCATTCTTGCTCGCATGGATATCTACGCGATTCGCAAACGCCAATTGGTCAATTTGATCGGCGATCAAAAAAAAGGCGCCTGCGCCGAGCGCTGGGGGATGGCGCCTGCGCACTTGAGCCAAATCCTTTCGGAAAAGACCGCCAAGAATTTGGGCGATGACGTAGCTCGCCGGATTGAGGTGGTTGAGAAGCTGCCTAGGGGATGGTTTGACTCTCTACCGACCGACGAAGAGTCGGTCGCTCCGGGTCCGAGAGAGATCATCACAGCGCCGGCCGCAGAATCAAATTCATCGGCCGCAGACCAAGTAAAGCGAATGCTTGGAAAAGTGAAGGGACTTTCGATTGAGGCACGGGATCGAATTGTCGCCGCTGCCGAAGAACCTGACGATGGGCTGCCCAATCAACTCTCGGCGAGTATCGCAAGTCTACGCCCGACCAATGACGAGATCGTCATCCCTCAGTACGACATTCGAGCTGCAATGGGCCATGGCCAGGTTCCGCCTGACTACACGGAGGTTGTCCGAAATCTGGTGGTGCGCGAGGAAATCCTGCGCGAGAAGGGCATCACCTACACGTCGAAGACATCTCTGGGGATGATCAACGGGTGGGGGCAGAGCATGGAAGGCACCATTAATGACAAGGACTTGGTCATAGTTGATAAGGGGGTGAGGGATTTCATCGGTGAAGGGATTTACGTTTTGACCTGGCATCACGAGCTTTATATCAAGCGGATAATGCGTCTCGACGAGGACCATTACCGGCTGATTTCTGACAACCCACACTATGAAAACCAAACAGCCCGGATCGATGACGTAACCATTCATGCGAAAGTACTGCTGATCTGGAACGCCAGAAAGGCCTGATCGATCGAAACAAGTAAAAGCCCGCCACTTCAGCGGGCTTTTTTGTGCCTGTCAGAAAGGCGCTAGCTCTTCCACCGCATCAAACTCTTCTTGAGCTTCTACACGCGGGTCTTCATCCGCAGGAGCTTCCCATCGAAGCGTAACCGATTCGTCCTCGTCGTTGAATGTCATCTCGATGCTATCCACCTCGCCGAGTGTCCCCATCACCTCTTCCCATTCCCTATCCCCATCGGTGTCGAGGCGATGAATCGTCGCCCACTTCCGATCCTGGGCAACTGGGTGATTGATCATGTTCGAAACTCTGAGGGTCAGGCGCTCCACACCTGACATCTGCTTCGATTCTTGCGGTTTTTTCTTCTGCGGGTTCGCCATCAGTCACTCCATGATTACTGTATGCATGTACAGCGATTCAGAATATTAGCTTGATGCTAATACCCGCGTAAAGACCGACAGCTAATTACCTTTCACAACCTCCAACGCCAAAATAATTTCACTCAAAGCTAAAATATTTAGCTCGAAGCTATTGACTGATCTTTAGCTCATGGCTAAATTTACCTCAACGCCGAGAAACATAGCGCCAGAGCAAAACCCGCTCGCCGCTCTTTAACAATCAGCGAGACAAACAACAGACCGCATTGCCTCTACCGGCGACCGGCGAACAGACAGGCCCGAAAGCCTGCCAACGACAGGAGAACCCTGTACGGCTGATCGATGGTGAAACGCCATAACCGTGTGAATGACCCGGCAAGCAATGCGCCCCGCCCCTCCGGCGGTAATAGGACGGACAGTTTCACTGATGCACCTGGTTCTCCGGGTGCATTGGGAAATCAACCGAGAGGTACACAGCATGGAATCAACAATCAAAAGCGGCACATGGATCGGCCATCTCGGCCGAGGCCTTGCCCGTCGAGAGCTTCAGTTTCTGCTTTCAGTTGCCCAGGGATTGACCGCCAAACAGATCGCCAGGGCGTTCGATGTTGAACCTGGGACAGTGGTCAAGCGGATATCCAACGCAATGTTCAAGCTGGGTGTTCACCGCCAAACCGCACTGGTCGCCGAGGCGATGCGCCGAGAAATAATCGTTGGACTGGCTGACTGCCCAAATCCTCAAGGCCCAGCTGGGGAATCTACTGATGGTGTTTTTATCGCGTAAACGACGGCAAAGCATCACTGCTGCACCTTGGCGACAGGGTGCATCGGGATGTCACCCAACCCAGAGGAACACCCATGAAATCGAAAGCGTTATTGCTGGCTGTGCTGCTGAGTGTTTCAGCGATCGCCAGCGCGGCACCGCCTCCCCTGCGCTTCTGCTCCGGTGGTGAAGGCGGCTTTTACGAAAGCCTGGCCACCAGCATCGGCAACACCATCGCCAAGCAGCACGGTGGCGAGGTGAAGGTGATCAACACCGGCGGCTCGGTTGAGAATGCCGAGAAGCTGAAGGACGGGGCCTGCGACATTGCGGTCATCCAGAACGACGCGGTGATCAGTTTGCCGATGCCGGCCGACCTCAAGGTCAGCGATGCACACCAGGAGGTCATCTACTGGCTACACGGTAAGTCCGGTGTCGATGACTTCGGCAAGATGGAAAAAGACAGTGTGGCGGCGAAGTACGCCTTCGCTGCAGTGTCGGGATCCGGGGCATTGGTCACGGTCCGCAACTGGATCAAGACCGACAAGGATTACGAAGGCGCGCGCATCGTCGAGTTTGACGACTGGTACAGCGCGGCCGAAGCCGTCGCACAGGGCTATGTCACGAAGGCCGGTGTGCGCATTGAGATCGCCGGCATGTTGTACATCGGTCGCGCCGGGAAGATCCCGAACGACATCACCGCCGACTTCAGCAAGCAGATTCTCATCGGCGAGGTTAACGATAGTTCGTTCGAAGACGCCAAGGACGCCAACAACAACCCTCTTTACACCCACTGCGTTGTCGACAAGGAAGGCCAAAGCGGAAGCGGCCTGGACACTTCGACGATGGGCAAGCCTGACACCTACTGCCTGCGCGCTCAGATCGTGTTCAACAACGACTACCTGAAAAGCACGGAGCCAGACGAAGCGAAGAAGGTCCGCCGCGCTGTGGATAAGGGCATCAACAGCGTAGTGAAGGTGGTTCGGTGATCAGTCGCTTGCTCACCGCAATGCTGCTAGGCCTTGGCCTGCTTGTGGGAGCGAGCTTTCTTCACATCATCTCCGTCGCATACCTAGCCGGCGTTGCCTCCGGCCTCGCCCTGGGCATGGTGATGTGGTTTCGCTTCGCTCGATAGCATCACTTCTGCCCATTCACTGAGTGGGCAGCGGGATGACAACCGGAGCATGACAATGAACAAAGAACAGGTTTACGACGATGAGATCAGCCCACTCATGCAGCAGATCATCGCCATCAGCAGGGAGCACGGTATCGCGATGATGGCGAGCTTCGACATTGCTCACGATGGTGAGGGGCCAAATGGTGAGGACTGTTCGGCCCTGGTGTGCAGCACTCTGCTGCCCGATGGCGACGACAAACACAACCAACGGTTTGTGGATGCCAATTCGCTGATTCGAGGTGCTGGCCGACCATCTCCGATGATGATCACTACCACGCACGGCGACGGGTCCAAGACCATGACCGCAGTGATTTGAGACAACCAGCGCCACGTCAGCCTGACGATAACTGCCCGATCACCTCGCAAGAGGCTGCATCGGAATGTCGGCGGGTCATGAAAAAAGCATCTCCAGAGCAATCAGATTGTGGCGAATACCCGGACGTCGATTGCAGAAAATGGTGTGGACCGACATTCCAATGCAGCTTCGATAGGTGGCCACTGCCTTCCCAGTGAGCGAGTAACAGGAGTCGTCACCATGAAATAGATCACCGATCCCCCGGCGTGGCGCAGTAAGCCTGAAGGCTGCGCCCTCCACCCTGGCAGGCAGCGGACATCTGTGCCGTCGGTGTCACCGCGCACCATCCGGACAACCGGTAGGCCACCCCAAGTTCAAGGTCACCGCTGATGATTCAAACCCAGGCCGTCGCCAGTAGCGGGCCTGGGCATCCTCCCTTTGTCGATATTCGCCAGCACCCTCCCCCCGCGCCCACCGGCCCAAGCGGGTAGCCAGGGTGTTGCCGAATATCCGCAAACCCACACCGAGGGATCAGCCATGCATCCATCATTTCAAGAGCGCATCGACGAACTCGGTGTGCTGCTACAACAAACGAATGCCGCGCGCGCCGCGTTCTTCGGCCGCATTGATCGGCCGATGCCACCAAAACCGGTGCGCTTTCAGGTAACTGGCGAAAGCGTCGGCATGTTCCAGATCGTCGACCTCATCACCGGCAAGACCCGCGCCTTCCGCCAGGACTATAAGGCCGCTCACGACCTCGCAATGCAGTTCGAAGCAAAGGCCAACCGCCTGCCGGGAGGTGCTCAGTGATCGGCGAACCGATGCCCAATCCGAAAGACTCGCTCATCGCGAACCTCAATCGGCAGATGGATAAGTTCTTCGGCAACGGAGGCAATGCTGAACCGGCTGCCGCCTTCAAACCTGAGCCCCGCCCACCCCGCTCGGACAAGATCGATCCCGACACCGTCCTGAAGCGCCGGCGCCCTTCCCCATCCCACGCAGAGCGGATCGCACTGAGGCGTATCACGGAGTCTCTATGAGCAAACGCAAGCCCAACAACATGCGCGCTCGGGTCGAGCGCTCGTGTCGGGCACTGCTCAGCACCAATCACGTCGCGGTGGTGAACATCGATCCAAGCGGCCGCCAGGGCATGATCAACTGGAAGAACTGCAAAAACATACCGTCCGGCCAACGCCTCGCCGACGCGGTCTGCGACTTCCCGCACCGCTGGACAATCTATGTCAGCGTCCAGTGCCGCGATCAGCGCGGGCACCGATACACCAAGTCGGTAGAAGTCGCGCCCCTGGGCAACTACTTGGCCGCGCACATCGAAGACGTGATCGAGGAAACCTACAAAGACCTGGTCGCCGAGAGCAATCCGAATCATCGGGTCGCATCGGGCTGGATTGCCATCCCGGCCGAGGTATCGCTTACGGAAGAACAGGCCGCCCGGGTGTTCGACGCCGTGGGTGCCTGGAATCAGCAGAGAGCCGCATGAGACGTATCAACCACCAGGTGCGCCAGCGCCTTCGCCAGTCGCAATTCAACCTTCCCCCCAGCGGCCTGTTGGCCATCCCGGAGAAACAGCAATGCCAACCCCAACCGATACCGCCGAGTTCCTCGAAGAGCTGAACGGCGGCGCATTTGCCAGCCAGATCGGCCACGCCCTCTCTGAAGTAGCCGCGGGGGTAGTTGACCACGGCAAAGTAGGAAAGCTGGTCATCACCTTGGACTTCAGCCAGATCGGCGAGTCGAGTCAGGTGAAGATCAAGCACAAACTCGACTACAAGGTGCCGACCAAGCGCGGCACCCGCAGCGAGAACACCAGTCTCGACACGCCGATGCACGTCGGCAGCGGCGGCAAGATCTCGCTGTTCGCCGAGAAGCACGACCAAATGTTCACCCGGGATGAGGCGCCAATCCCGCGCCGTACTTGATCCCCCTCCACCTTCCCAATAGAGACCAGAAATATGCCCCTCACGAAAGAAGCAATACAACTCATCACCGACACCGCGCTCGAAGCCAACGGCAAGAAACTGGACACCTTGATCCCCACCGTGGTCCTGCCGGAAGACTCGAGAGTCATCAACCTGGAGCAATTCCAAGCTGGCCGCAGCCGCTTCCGCGGCGCCTACACAACTCACTCGCTGGCTGACTTCAGCACTTACGTGGCTGACCGTGCTGCACCGGGCGCCCGAGGCTTCATCAACCAGGATGAAATGAGCTGTGTGCTGCTGTTCAACCTGGGCACCGTCGCCGAGCCAGGCCATGCGGATGACCGAGCAGTTCTGAAACTGAAGGCAACCGCCGGTTACACCGCCGCCCAAGCAATCGGCGGGCGAGGCATCAGCCAAAAGGATTTGAGCGATTGGATCGAAGACTGGCACCAGTACCTGACGCCGGTTGACGATGAAGGCAACGCAATCCCGGTGGCCAAGGCCATCGCCGCTGTTCGAACGATCACTATCAAGGCCACCAGCGAATCGGAAACTACGGTGGGCGACACCAGCGCCAGCCGCAGCGCCATGGACCAGATCGAGGCACGCAGTAAAGAAACCCTGCCGGTCGCCCTGCAATTCCGCACGATCCCGTTCGAAGGCCTGACCGAACAGCAAATAACGCTGCGTCTGTCGGTCATCACCAGCGGTGCACAACCAGTGCTGAAACTGCGCTGGGTCGGGGAAGAAGTTCAGCGCGAGGATATTGCGCAGGAATTCAAAGCCGTGCTGCAGCGGAATATCGGCGATGCCGCCACGTTGTCACTGGGCGCATTCGATCCGAAGTAAGTACAGCAGGCCGGGCAACCGGCCTCACTTACGAGCCCTTTTCGAGAGTGAGCCGACGAAGCAGTTCAAACCCATCTTCACCTTTCTTCCATACCCATGGAAGAACTTCTACTGTTGTTTGAACATCCCCATACAGACACCGCGCAAGCGCGACGCACCAATTTCGCACGTCTGTCAGCAACTTAATGAAATCTCCACTTTTGATGCTGTGGGTAATTCGACTGTCGCCTAGGGAGGTTTTTAGATCATGATGGGCAACGCATTTGTGCCGAAATGTTTTTACTTTTAATGCTGTATAGCAACTCTTTATTTCTAGGTAATCCACAAGCAATTCGTCTGTAAGCTTTTGGCGATGCGCATCGACTAGGTAATCAAGTGAAAGATTTACATCCTTGTTGCCTTTACTATCAAGGACCGCAGAAATTTGAGTCAATATGCTTATAAACATTGCTTTTTGAAGAACATTGAACACAGGAGAAAGGTTAGCACTTAACACCTCACATGAATCCTCGGAGCAGTAAAGCTGCTCGTACAATTGGACCTCATATTTAAGAGAATTAACTCGCTTTGTGTATGTATCTAGAGCTTTAAACTCTCGACTCGGCTCGCACATAACTCACTCCTGTTTAACCCCATGCCGGGCCGAACACAAATACCCCACTTCAACGAATCACGCCAGCCGGCGAGGATCCCCTATGTCCGCACAACAGAAGTTACCCCAGTTCATCCATGGCCAGCCAAGCATGGGCCTGCCGTTCGAAAAAGAACTGGTGGTGGACCTGTTCGCCGGTGGCGGTGGCGCCAGCACCGGCATCGCCCGGGCGTACCGGGAGCCGGACGTGGCGGTAAACCACAACCCGATCGCCCTGGCCGTGCACCGTGCCAACCACCCGAAGACGGCACACTATGTTGCCGATGTGTATGAGGTATGCCCCCGAGCGGCAACCGGCGGCCAGCCAGTGGCGATCATTTGGGCATCACCCGATTGCCGCCACCACAGCAAAGCCAAAGGCGGCGCACCGCGTGACCGAGGCGTCCGCGGGCTGGCATGGGTGGTGATTCGTTGGCTGTTCATCACCAAATCGCGACTTCTCTTCTTGGAGAACGTCGAAGAGTTCTGCGACTGGGGGCCGATCGACGACGAAGGTCAGCCGATCAAGGCCGACCGCGGGCGCACGTTCAAAGCATTCATTGCCGCGATCAGCTCGGGGCTTCCTGCTGATCACCCGGATATGCTGGAGATCATGCAGGCTATCGGCGAGTTCGTGCCGATGGAGGCACTGGTGCGTGGACTTGGCTACAACGTCGAATGGCGCGAGCGCATCGCAGCCAACGCCGGCACGCCAACCATTCGCAAACGTCTGTACCTGGTCGCGCGCAGCGATGGCAAGCCGATCGTTTGGCCAGCGCCGAAACGGCACAAGACACCGACCGCCAAACAGCAACCTTGGCGCACTGCCGCGGAGTGCATCGACTGGAGCAACTTGGGCCGAACGATCTTCCGCGCCAAGCCGATGGCGGTGAACACGATGCGCCGCGTGGCCAAGGGCTGTTGGAGGCATGTGCTGACCAGCGCGAAGCCGTTCATTGTCCCGATGCGCGGCACGTCAGAATCGCACACCAGCACCCACGGCGTGGATGGAGCCTTATCGACCATCAGCGCCGGCGGCACGCATCACGCACTGGTGCAGCCGGTAGCGGCGCCATTCCTCACCGAGTGCGCCAACGGCTCATCTCAACGCAACTTCGACGCACAAGAACCACTGCGCACACAGGTCGCCCAGGTCAAAGGTGGCCACTTCGCGATGGTTGCCGCACACATGACGGCCTTCGGGCAGAACGCTGCTGGCAGTTCCCCGGACGAGCCAACGCAGACTGTGCTAGCCGGCGCCGCAAGACACGGTATCGTCGCCGCGTTCTTCGAACAGGCGAACGGCGGGTACTACAAGGGCGACGGCCGTTCGGCCTATGACCCAATCTCGACTATCTGCCAATCCGGCGCCAACCAACGGCTGGTCAACGCCTACCTGGTGAAGTACTACGGCAACGAGAAGGACGGCATTTCGCTCGCTGAGCCGATGCACACTCTGCCGACAAAGGACCGCGTTGCGCTGGTCGAGGTTGTTCAGGTGCCGGACACCCTGACTCCGGAACAGATGGAAGGCGCTCGGCGCTGCGCCGCCTTCATGCACGAGCATCTGCCGGAGCATTTCAAAGACCCGGCCGAGATGGTCATGGTCGGCGGCTATGTGCTGGTCGACATCACCCTGCGCATGCTGCAGCCACCTGAGCTGAAGGCAGCGCAGGGATTCGACAAGGGCTACATCATTGATCGCGGGTTGTTCGTCGACCCGGTAACCGGCGCCGAAGAATGGCGCGACATAAACAAAACGGACCAGGTTCGGCTGATCGGCAACAGTGTCTGTCCGGACGAAGCCGAAGCACTGGTCGCCGCAAACGCCGCCGACATCATCGAGCTTTACCAACGCCTCGCGGCCTGACTCACGCAAACCACACCTGCCAAGGTGCCGTGTTGAGCCATTCGATCAGGTGGTAGATCTGCGTCATCACCTGGTCGATCAGCACTTGGAACAGCAGGTCTTCAACAACTCGCTTCATTTTGTAGATCTCTGGTTTGGTTGAAGCCCAGATATTTACGTCACGACTTTCGAAAACCCCGACAAATAGTGCTTTTTTCACGGAATAAAACTTATCCACAGCCCGGGCATGACCCGGCATAGGACGCCCCATGCCCACAGAAAACAAACCGGCCGAGCCGCTGAAGGTTGAGCGCTCGACAGTGACGAAGCTGGTCATCACCGGCGCGCCACGGCTCGACCCGATCACCGTGTTCCTCGAGGACCTAGCCCCGTGCAAGGGCAAGATCACCGTCAGTTGCTGGGGCAAGAGCTGGACGGCCTACTGGGGCGGAATGTGGGACGGCCTGAATATCGGCCAGTTCTTTTGCAAGCTGAACACCGGCTACATCATCGGCTACTTCGATCAGACGATGAACCCTAGGCAATTCAGCGGTGACGCGCTTGCAAACGAAGCACAGCGCCTGGTCCTGAAAGAGCGACGGACGTTTTGTTACGGCTCGGACGAGGCGCGCGAGCGGTTCGATGAGGCGGAGGATCTGCGCGACTCGCCATCGATTGATCACCTCCATGGCGCGCACAGCGAACTGATGACGAAGCTTTTCGGTGATGAGTGGTGGCAACTGACGAACGATGCCACCGAGCCAAACCCTGACTACGTCTATCTCGAGCGAATCATTCTTGCAGTGCAGCAGGCCCTCGGCCAGGAACAACAACAGGAGGCAGCATGATCAATCTCTTCTGGCGCCTGGTCGCCAAGCTGCTTGCCCGCCCGGCCATTGCCGCCTGGCTCATCGCCCGCGCCAAGCGTACGCCTTACCTGCACATCATGTCCGCCGACGGCGCCGAGATGTACATGGGCCGCTGGTGGCTGTTCAACCCCTACAGCAGGGAGACGCACAAGCCCGCGCTCTGGTGGTTCCCGTGGTCGTTCCGCATCCACCACATCATGCGGCCGGACGAAGACCGGGATCTGCATGACCACCCGTGGAACGCGAGGACGATCATCCTGCGCGGCTTCTACAAGGAGCAGCGCCGGCACAGCGGACACGGCGACATCGATTACTGGCGCGAACCTGGCGACACCGCACGTCTCAAACACGGCGAGTACCACCGGATCGACGAGGTATCGCCCGGCGGCGTCATCACCCTGTTCATCACCAGCAAGTGGCGTGGTGACTGGGGCTTTCTGGTCAACGGCGTCAAGGTCCCTTGGCGCACCTACACGGGTACGGACAATTGAAGAGGTTTCTCAAGGTGAGCGAGCCAAAAGTGATTTACCTCGGCCCCGCATGCGGAGTTGATGCCGGAGGTTGCAGGATGAATAAGCATTCCAATGAGGCCGTCGAGGGAGACGATGGCGGACTGGTGATCTGCCGTGGTTGCAAAGCTCATGGCACCTTCGCGGAGCCGCCCAGCGGTGAATGCCCAACGCCTTACAAACCGGACCGCGTTCTGCTCGCAGAATCCATGGCGCGCGAACAAGCCCTGCAACTGCGCCTGAACGAAGCTGATCAGCGCTTCGATGACCTTCAAGAAGAACGCCAGAAGCTGATCGCGTACGGGCGCAGCCTTGGCCTGGATGAAGCGTCGACACTGTGCAGTCGCATGGCCTATGACACTTACTACCCAGCCGGCTCCCGCTTCAAGCACTTCATACCGAAGGTGCTGGAGCAGCAAGGCAACCTGCTGATCAAGGCTGCGAATTCGATCGCCTCTCTGCCAGACGGCCCATACGACCGGTTCAAGGCTCGCCAGAAAAGCCCCGACAAGTCAGCCGCTGCCTGACAGGAGTACATCTGTACTCCACTCCGATTTTAGCAACTCCCTCCCCCTTCAAAGTCAGCCGCTATAGCGGCAAGGACGAAGTCATGCCTGAAGAAATTGTTTTGATCCAACCTGTCCCTGTTGTGCGCGAGGCGGATGGCTGGTGGCACCACCCCAATCTGCCGATGTTCGATGAGGACCAGGGCGAAGAATCGCGGGAGTGGGTAAAGGCTCAGGGCCTGAACATCGTTACCGCTGAAATGGAATACGAAGTCGATACCGACAACGACCCGTATTTTGATCAGGGCGAAGGTTCCTGTGCGCATTGGGAGCCGAGCAAACCTGAGGGTGATGGCTGGTTCACGCTCGCCATTTCTGACACCGAGAACGGCCCTGTCTGCTGGTGGGCAAGGCGCGTGACGCCATGATCCTGAAATGCATGGCCGTAAGCGCCTGCATCTGGGGCGCCATCATCTTCTCCATTGGGGCGGTGTACTCATGATCATCGACGATGTGATGACCGACAAAATCACCCTGCACGGCCTGGGCTTTGTGCAGGTACAGCTCGAAGGCAATCAGCGTCTGCATGTTTGGCACCCTGAGTTACCGCGTCGCGCCTGCTTCAAGCACTCCTCAATCCACGACCATCGCTTCGACTTCACGTCGAGGGTGATCATCGGTATTCAACGGAACATCGCCTTCAGCGCAGAGCCGTCCCAGTTGGGAACTCACATTCTGTACCTCCACGAGGGAGCCAGGACCGTGTGTGGTGGTCGTCCATGGGTGCGAGATGGTCGAGTGCAGATGATTGAGATTGACGACTTCACCGTGCCAGCAGGCCTTGAGTATCAGTCGAAGGCTTATGAATTCCATCGGACTGAACCTGCCGGAGATGGACGAGTCGCCACGATCATGCGCAAGGGCGCTGAGTATCCACACGGCGCACATTCAAGCTGTGTCGTTGGCATTGAGCCGGACGATCAGTTCGACCGCTTCCAGTGGCCACCGGCCAAACTGTGGGAAGTTGTAGCCGACGTGATGCTCGGCCAGAAGGTGACTCCGTGATCGCCCTCGCCTGGTTCGCCTACGTGTACTGCTACAAGGGGCCGCGGTGAATAGAAACCGCCTCATCAGCCACCGAATGAACCGGAAAGTAGTTCGACAACTGATGAGGCGCAAGCTCAAACAATAGCTCACTTACTCAACTTGTCGTGGACGGAACCATGTCCGGGCCGCGGCGATAGCCAAGAAGTGTCCCCCTCACCAGTCGCTTCAGGGACGAGCTGATTGGGCTGCAACTGGTGAGGCGAACGATTAAACGTTAGCTGACCTTCCCCGCTTTGCATGTCACTTCTCATCTCATTTTTTCAAGACTTACTTATCAGCCTGCCGGTGAACGGCGGGCAAGGACTGCGCGTGAATATTTACCGACATACCTTCGCAGCCGTCTGCCCGTCCGACGGCGAATTGATCATCTACCAGTTGGAAGTTCGGGCACCCACGATGATCCGCGTCGAGCACATCAAGGCCGCGACCGCAGTCATCAAGAAGGGCTGGCACGAACAGATCGCTGACCGACTGGCCGAGGACATCGGAGGCGATCAAACAATTACCGCCACGCACCAGGGTGTCGAGATCGAAACAGTGAGGCTTAGCGGATGATTCATTACCACGGCTTGCCGATCACACCAGAGACAGCGGCAGCCGCGGCGATTGGCGGTGGCCACGCCTTTGTGAGCTTCAGCGATCCTCGGCAACTCGCCCTGGCAGCCCAAATCTGCCAGTCGTTTGCCATCGATAACGGGGCGTTCTCCGCCTGGAAACAAGGAAAACCCGTCACCGACTGGGAACCGTTCTACCGCTGGGCGGCGGATGCCAAGCTGATACCTGCGTGCGACTTCGCCGTAATACCTGATGTGATTGATGGTGACGAAAAGGCCAACGACGCATTGCTCGAAGAGTGGCCATTACCTCGATGGTTTGGCGCGCCGGTTTGGCATATGCACGAAAGCCTCGAACGGTTGGAGCGATTGGCAAGTGGATGGCCCAGGGTCTGCATCGGCAGTTCGGGAGATTTTTCGCAACCAGGCAGCCCCGCCTGGTGGGTGCAGATGGGCAAAGCCATGCGGGTTGTTTGCGACGATGACGGTCGCCCAATGTGCAAGCTTCACGGACTGCGGATGCTTGACCCGGCCATCTTCGGCCACCTGCCACTCTCCAGCGCCGACAGCACCAACATCGGTCGGAACATCGGCATTGATCAGGCTTGGCGCGGGACGTACTCGCCACCGACGAAGGAGGCGCGAGCTTCGGTGATGCGCAGCCGAATCGAGTCCCACAACTCTCCGCCACGCTGGACCTACAGCATTCCAGAAGCTGCGCCGACCCAAGGCGCACTGCTTTAAACCCTTCCCCACCTTCTGCCGCCACGCGCGGCATGGAGAACCATCATGGCAGCAGCAGAACAGATACCAGTTGAGTACCTGTCCGATAAAGTCGCCGAGAAGAACTTCGCGGAGATGGTCGGCACAACCCGGCGCGCGCTCCAAGGAAAGCGTCAGCGCAACATCATCCCGAAAGGGGTGTGGAACGAAATCGACGGGCAGATTTATTACAGCATCAGGAGATATGAGGCATGGCTAGAAAGCCTTTGGGATTGCCCGCCGGAGTTGAATTCGCAGGTCAATCAGTCCGCATTCGCTTCACTTGGAAGTTCCGGCGCTGCGAGACCCTCGCCTATTCCCAAACGCCAAAAGGCATTAAAGCGGCCGCAGATCTACGCGCTACAGTAATCAGCCTGATCAAGCACGGCGTGATGGACGACCAGCGTTACGCCGAGCTTTTTCCGAACTCGACCTATTCCACCTATTCTGCGACTCCGCTGTTCGGCGAGTACGCGCAGACCTGGCTCGACAGCCGGGAAGTCGTCGGGGGTACCCGGAAAAACTACCGGATTTCCCTCAACCTTTATTGGATGCCTCACCTGGCATTGCTCCCGATCGATCAGATCAGTTCGGCGATGATCCGGAAAATCGTCGGCGAGACGAAGTGGAAGTCGTCGACAGTAAAACGGTCGGCGATCCAGCGCCTGCACACCATGTTTGAAAGCGCGGTGAATGATGAGCTGATCACACGGAACCCGGTCGGCTCGATCGAACTGCCGGCGAAGGCGAAGAAACCAGTGGACCCGTTTACGGTAGTGGAGGCGGATTTGATCATAGGGCACCTATATAAGGTGCTGACCGGTTCGATGCGGGTTTACGCGGCCTACTTTGAGTTCGCGTTTTACACCGGCATGCGGCCAGGGGAGATAGCGGCGTTGCGCTGGGATGAGGTAGATACAGAGGGGCGAGTCGCCAACGTGTGCAGAATCGTGGCGGACTACAAGATCGAGGAGCGCACGAAAACCCGCGAGACACGGCGAGTCATGCTGAACAGCAGGGCATTGAATGCCATTGAGGCGGCCAAGGGCGTGGCCGATTTAAGGGCGAAGCAGAGCCGGCGCCAGCACAAGCAATCGCCGTACGTGTTCCCGCCGACGAAGAACTTTGAGTTCATCCAGCAAGCCAGCGTGACCGACAAACACTTCAAAGCGGCGCTGGTCACACTGAACATCCGGGCCAGACGGCAATACAACTGCCGGCACACTTACGCTACCATGTGCCTAATGGCAGGCATGAACCTCGGGTTCATTGCGAATCAGCTCGGCCACAGCGTGCAAATGCTGCTGACGACATACGCCCGATGGATCAATTCCAGTGAAGACTGGAGCGAAGTCGGGAAGCTGGAGCAAAGCCTGATTGGTACAAAATTGGTACAGACAGAAACCGTACCCCTCTAG